TCATAATATAGGAGGAATCATATAATGAAAGCATCGGTTAAAGTTATTTTGAGTTTGGCTGGTGTGGCGGGCATCTCTTATGGTGCCTACCGCATCTATAAATGGTGGAAGGAAGAAGAAGCTTTGGAGGCAGAAGGCTTATCTTACGAAGAGTTGGTCGCGGAAGCCGAAGCTAAAAAGATCGAGGAGGAGATGGCCGAGCGTCAAGCGCGTGAAATTGAGAATGAACGCCATATTCGTGAGCTCGAAGGACTACCCGTTGATGACGAGTTTGATTGGTTCAAGACAGAAGATGGATTTATTCGTCGTGATTTGACACCGTATGAACGTAATTTCGGAGCCACCTATGATCCACTCACTGAAGAATGTATTCAGGAAATGAGCAAAGATGGCATTCTATATGATTACGTACAGAAATTACCAACAGGTAAGACTCGTCTATACAACTACCGTGAAAAAGATCGTCCTGTCCGTGACATTATTGAAAGTGTTGAGGACATGGGTAGTCAAATCCGCTCATTGAAAGGAGCCAATATGGAGCATGATCGCATCATTTATGAAAAACATTCTATCGAAGCGTTTGATTATTACAAGGCACTCGTCCTCGACCGTTATGATATCCAAGACGAACAATTACGTCGTGATCTTATTGCCTTGTTCTCATGGGAATTCAACCCTCTTAAGTCTAAGGTTGGTGATTGGGGACGTCGTGAGGATATTGTTCAGCGCCGTACCGAACATTTCGGTTTCGGAACGTCTAATAGTGACTGGGCGTCTGTTGCTGAAGCTCTTCTGGAGTATTCTCAAATTATAGCAGATGCACTATATCGTGTATCTACTGAGCAAGTCGCTGGTTGGTTGATTGAGACTATTGGTCTTGACTTCGAATCCGATATTGACCCGGTTATCCACGACACACTTATCTCATTTATTGAGCATGACCGTGCACATCGTCCAAATGCTGATGACACTTATGGTCTATTCCATATTGATCTCGACCAATACAATGAATGCGAAGCGTTGTATAACGAAATGAACGTATGTATTTACGAAATCATGGAAGAACGTCTCGACCCAGAATTCACAATTCCTTACAAAGAGGAGGACGAAGATAATGAATGATATCTTACAGGCAATGGCTAGTGGGATAGCGCGGGCATTTGCTCGCGTTCGTCTCCAATTCTCTATATGGTACGTCCGCAAGGGATATAATTGGTCTAAAGACCTACGTAAAGATTGTATTAATTTCATCTGGAAGAACCAACTTATCTTAAACCAATGGAATGTCCGTGGTAAATACTGGGCTGATGTTATCCCATCTGATTTCAAAGTTGACCCGTCTAAGACGGTATTCGACTCGAACAAATACGGGGTAACCAATTACACTGTTGGTAATGAGCGAGCTGTTGATATCCCTGGATATCGTTTCCTCATTAACGACTCCGGATATATTATGGAGAAGACAACCCTATCTCAGAACCTACGCTTCTTCACGGTTAAATGTGACACAATCGCCGTACCACTTATTTGTATTATGCGTGCTAATGGAAATCCTGGTACTGTTATTGACGGGTTAGCTCATAACCCAGCTACTCTTGTGGCTTGGACAAATGCTAACTGCGATATCTATCCTATGATCCCTGTCGACAGAGGTTATGATGGTTCTAAAGGAACTCTCGTGACATTCGGTGACCAATTGTATGGCGTTGACCATCCAGACAACCAAGGATTATTTATTGACATCGAGCGGTTCCGCAAGGGAGGCTGCTATGATCACTAATCCAGGTATCTTATTTCCATTCGGGAAGGAGCCTGACTATGCTGCTGCGCGTGAATACAGATCAGAGTATTTGGCAGAGATGCTGAATACCTGCTCGTATTTCAAGCCATTCGACTTAGAAATCGATTTATCAAAAATTGCCCGGGGTGGGATTTTGCACCGAATTCGGAATAATCCAGGTGTCAATATCTATATCCCTGGGTATTGTAATGTGTTGATCGGTTATTTCCCAGGCAGCGTATTCCAGATCCCATTTCCATACCTACTACTATCTGAGCGTAATCGCGATTTGCGTATGCTCATTTTCTCAGAAGCTGCTGGCATGGTTAGATTTCTACAGGACATTCGTAATGACCAATTGAAATTCGATAACTACATGGCTGATGGATTGAGTAAGGGCTATTTCCTCTCAATCCGTTTGCAGCATTCTAATGTGGATAATTGTTTTGTACCTCAGCATGGATACAATATTCCATTCGTGACGGGATACAAAATCCCTCCACACAGTCAAATTACTGACGAACTATTTAATTCTCGCTTATATGGTCAATATAATTGGCCTGATGTAAGTGATATTGACTACAACTCACATTTCGGTATTTATTCAAAGACTAAATCCGAGATAATCTACACTCCTAAAGAACTAATTCTTATGGAGGATCTAATTTTAAATCGTTGCGCAGAAAGGATTGCAAACAATGAAACTTGATATTACACGTATTCCAACTATTGAAAAGAACCATTTCAAAGACCAAGCAGCATTCATCGACTCGCTTAACCCAGGTTCTTATGGATCTACAGTCGAAGACCAGCTTGAATTAACCTTAAATACATTTCTAGACCTCCTTAAATACGGTGGCACAATCAGTGTTGCTGATATTCGTAAGATGGCAGGTAAGAAAGTGGCTACTAAGGACTACTATTTTGGTTGGGATATCTCAGTAATCACACAATTGAATATTGTGGATGGCAATAAAATCATCTTCCCGGCTATTTACTGTAAACAAATCCTCGAACCAAATACTGATATCTTCGATTACAGCCGCTTAGCTGCTATGAATGTGTCTAAGGGTAAAATTACGGAGAGCCAACGTTCTTATGGACGTAAATATTTGGATCAACTATTGGAGTTGGGTGAAGTAAACCGTAATTTTGTGAATGATGTATTGGATTCTAAAGGGGTAAAATAATTATAGAAAGGAACCGAGCATGGCTAAGGGACAGGGAGTAGTTTATATTAAGTATGTTGATAATAACATCTCATCGGGAATGAATGGGCATGCTGTCAACATTTTCTTTGATGTTTATGATATTGATTTAAATAAGCAATCTAAAACCGTATATGTTGATATACGGACTAGGGATTATTCTAAGATAACTTTAATTCCACTAAGTAATATCGGTTTGATTGAATATTTTCCTAAGAAAGCCGATTTCGTCAAAGCATATCCGCAAATTAAAGAGATGAAGGGAGGAGAACTGAGATGTTAGATCAAAAATTTAAAGTCGTTAGATTTGTTTATAAAGAAGGACAAAGCTCAATTTATGATGTATTTCAATTAGTTACCGATATTGAATATCACGACAACTATATTGTTATCGAATACTACAGACGTCCTGAAAGTACTGATACTAGTATAATCATGACCAACACACTCGAAAAAATTGATGTTGAAGACATGCGCGAACTAGACGCAAAACGTGCATGGGTCAAAATGAATAATGCTATTTGCGGTCATGACTTCGAACGTATTATGTTCTGGCCTTTTGATGGGGAAAAGAGTGAGATCCATATTTATCCTATCTATGGTAGACAAGACGGAAGTCACTTAGTGTATACTAGTGTTCTAGGTATAAAACGAAAATGGAACCACGACATCAAAGGTAACGAATTATATATTCGTATGTATGAACGTAACAACTATGATGGGTTTGGCAGTATCGATAAAATTGTAATTATCCCAGAATGCGATATCAAAAAGTTCATTATCAAACGTACCGATCACGAAGACCTAGTTATAAATGTAAATGGAGGAACATATAGAGATGAGTAAAATGACAGACAAATTAACACCAAACACAATGAAAAATCAATACGACCACCAATGGAACGTATTTTGTAAGAAAAATCACGACTATGGTAACTCATTTGAGAAGAGTTTAGACACGTTCGGATTGGTGGCTGGCATCGTTCGTATGAACGACAAATTCGAGCGCTTAGTTTCACTCAATGATCCTTCTAAAGACGCTCAGATCGCCTCTGAGAGCCTCGTAGACACCTTAGAAGACCTGTCTAACTACGCTGCTATGGCCGCATGCTGGTTGAAGCGTAAACATGAGCGAAATTGGGCTAAGGAACGTCTTACCGCGATTAAAAAAGAAGGTGTTCCGGTTTGTAAAGAATTGAATAAATCCATTCTTGAACGTAAACTCAAAGCTTTGGAAAAAGTGACCAAAGAGGTCGATGATAATGATCCTAAGCATAAAGTAATTGGTGTTATGCCCGTTCGAGGTAATGGTAAATCAGCTTCAGTTCAACAGGCAATTAAGGAAGCTCTTGATAAGGATATTGAAGACAAGCCTAAATTCGATGGTATTCGTTTGTTCGGTCCTGGGAAACTTGAGTTAAATCTTGAAGTTGATCAGGATAAACTGTTCGAAATCTCAAATGCCCTACATCCTAGCAACTTGCCTAAATCTGTTAAGGTGAATTACGGTCATAAGGCCGTGTATGAATTCCCGGATGGGATTGATACTATTGCATCATATCTAAAACAGCTTAGTCATGAAGAGACTAAGAAAGAAAACGACCGAGTTATGCTTGATATGATGTTATCTCGTATTGAGAAAGGTGAGGTTGTTCGTATCGTGGCTAATGGTGATGGCTCTTTCACTACATATTTCGAAAAGACTGATGGTCCGTTCGATAAAATTGTGGATAAAGAAGACGAATCTATTTTCCACGAGCGTGAAGGATGGGAAGAGGAAGTGAAGCTTGAGGGTCAAAATGGATCCTCTGTAACTTTCACTGAAGATGATGGAATTTTCTCATTTGGTGATGGGGTTATTGCTCGTAGTTTAGGTGATATTACACTTACTGAGGAACCTTGTAAACTTAAAGAGAAAAAGAAAACCTTGAACGATATTCGTAAGGAACACGGATTTGATCCGGTTAATGGTGAGGAAGATGAAGGGTAAGCTTAAAACTTTAAATGAAGTTGAGGAAAATGACTGGTGGACTAGTCATGATCGTACGTGGGCGTTTAATGCTAGAACCAGGGAATTGTTTAGGATACCAAATTTTCAATTTCCTGGACGGAAAGAATTGGAGGAACGAGATGAGTAAGAGTATTGATTTTAAGGTTTTTAAAGACCATAATTGGGTTGGTATTGCCTATGTTAAGGACGATATTGGGCAGATCCAGGGGTTCAAATTCATGTATAAAGGGCCTGAAAAGCTGAAAGATACGTACGAAAAAGGGGATTATTTCCGTGCTGAAGTCCTCGGATTCGAGTATGATTTGGTATTTGAGAGGGACTTTTGGTACGATTTGGACGAGAAAACAAGCGAATATGGGCTTGAATTTAGGATAATTTGGTAGGAATTAAGGCCATTTTGGCCATAAGAATCCCGATGAATTTTTTGCGGGATTTTAATGTCCATGCATTTTTATTATAGGATTACGGGTGATTTACTTGAAAAAACTACGGGATTTTGTGTGAAATACCCATAAAATCCGTAAAAAAAGCCGATTTTCGTATTGTTGTAGAAGGCAGTTGAAATTTTTAACTATATATATAAACAATGGGGAAATGGTGGGAAAAAGTGTGTGAGGAGGAACTAAATGGATTTTTTAGATGTTACCGTCAAAAAGTTCACTTCCAATAACAGATCGTGTGATTATGAGGTGTCGCCCGACTTCGTTTTTGGCGACGCCAAGGATTTAGTTGTAAAGGGTGGCAAATTCTATGCTTATTGGAATGGACATAGATGGGACACATTACAGAGAAACTTATTTCATGATATTGATAGTCTATTGTGGAATAGAGCAAGAGAACTTCAAGAGAAGAGCCCTGGGCTACGAATTGAAGTAAAAGAAATTCGGAAAGCTTCTGCTGGGAAGTTCCGATTATTTATTGACTATTGTAAAGCCACAGAACAGAATGATATTCCGTTCAACCAGAAAGTATTATTCTCCGATCATAAGATGAAGCGATTGGATTATGCAACCACACAACTTTCTTATTCGCCAACAGAAGGAAATCCCGAAGCATTCATGAAATTGCTTGGGACTTTGTATGCTCCAGCAGAACTTGACAAAATTCTCTGGTTCATGGGAGCCTTATTCACCAACAATATGCGTAAGATTGAAAAGTTTATGTATTTGTATGGATCGAAGGGTAGTGGTAAAGGAACAGTCCTAAAGATATTCAGATGGTTGTTTGAAGAATACTGTGGAACTATCGACTTGAAAATATTGACTAGTGGCGATCCATTCGCAACAGGACAAATTAAAGAAGTTCCATTGTTGATTGACGAGGATACAGACATCAGTCATATTTATAACGATACTCCGTTATTGAAACTGACAAGTCACGAAACCATTTCTGTCAACCAAAAGTATAAAGAACAATACGATGTCACATTTAGCGGTTTGCTTATTACCGCATCAAACCAACGATATAAAGTTCGAAATGTTGATTCTGGTATTACTCGACGAGCTGTGGTGGTAAATCCTAGTGGTAATAAAGTACCTCATAGGGAGTATGATTCTCTAATGAATCAGATCAAATACGAGTTACCATATATTGCTAATCTTGCGATTAATCGATTCGAAGAATTGGGTCAAGACCATTTCGATGATTACTTCGATGTCGATATGGCAGAGCAGACTGACCATATCTTTGATTTTATGCGTAGTGAAGCTATGCAAATGAAAGACGGTATTAGTCTTAAACAACTTTCTGAGTTGTATAAAAACTATCTTGAAGATATGGGTTGGAAGACGGACGGATATAAAGCAACAATCAAACGTGAAGCTCTTAGATATTTCGAAACCATGCTTAAAGATACAAAAGTTGATGGCGTTCGAATATTTAATTATTTCAAAGGATTTAAATGGTCTGTAGCATTTCCTGAAGGTGTGGTTGGTATCGATATTCCTGAAGATGAGGTTAAGGATTGGCTCGATTTACGCTATCACAATGCGGTATTCAATAAATTGGCTGCCGATTATCCTGCACAACCGTCTTTGGAGAATGGTAATCCATCTCAGAAATGGGACGATGTCGTAACAACGTTAAAAGAAATCGATACTAAGAAACTACACTGGGTAAAAGTTCCACTACAACATATTATTCTCGACTTTGATATCAAGGACGAGAACAGAGAGAAAAGTTTAGAGTTAAATAAACAAGCGGCGGCTAAGTATCCGCCGACTTATGCGGAGGTCTCTAAATCGGGTAAAGGCATTCATCTACATTATTTGTATGATGGTGATGTCAATTTATTAGACAATGTCGTTGAAGACAATGTTGAAATTAAAGTTTACAAAGGGAAGGCGTCTTTACGACGGATTGATAATGCATCAAACAATCTTGAAGTATCTCATATTTCGTCGGGGCTGCCGATGAAAGAGAAGAAAGAGAGAAATGAGATGTATGATCAAGTGAAAGAAATCACTTACACAGAGAAGACGCTTCGTAAATTTGTTAAGCGGCAGCTTGGTTTAATTGAGGGAGAAAAACCAAGTCACGCAAATACAAAACCAACGATAGATTGGATTGCCCACGAAATTCATAAAGCATATGATATGGGTCTGCAATACGATATTACAGACTTGAAGCATTCGGTATTTCTACGAGCCCTGCAATCCACAAACAACAAAGATTATTGTTTGGAAGTATTTTCTAAAATCCCATGGTCTTCAATTCGAGACGATGATGGTAAAACGGAATACGAATTGACAACTGGTACACAAATCGTTGCCAAAGAAGAAATCGTGTTCTTCGATATTGAGGTATATCCAAATCTGTTTGTTGTTGTGTGGAAGAAATACGGCGAAGACGAATTTACTCGTTGGGTAAATCCTACGCCAGATCAAATTGAGTACTTGTGTACATTTCCTCTAATTGGCTTCAACAACCGAAGATATGATAATCATATCTTATATGCTCGGTTGCTTGGTGGAACCAATATGGAATTATTCAATCAGTCTCAACGTATTATCAACGAAAAGAACGCGAAGACTGGGATGTATGCAGCAGCTTATGAATTAAGTTATGCTGATATTTATGAGTACTCGAAAAAGAAACAATCGTTAAAACGTTGGGAAGTTGATTTGGGAATTAAACACGTTGAAATGGAAATTCCTTGGGATCAACCAGTGCCTGATGATTTGGTAGATACAGTTGTTGAATACTGTGTAAACGACGTGGATGCAACTGAGAAAGTATTCGATGCAACCTATGCGGATTATATTGCTCGAGAAATTCTTGCAACTATTACAGGTGGAAGTATGAATGCAACAAATAATCAGCTTACTGCTCGATTCATTTTCGGAGATGATCCTCGTCCTCAGGATAAATTTAATTATGTAAAATTAGCTGAGACATTCCCTGGCTACGAATACAAATTCGGTAAGTCCACATATCGTGGGTTTGAAACTGGTGAAGGTGGATTTGTATATGCCGAACCTGGGGTATACAAAGATATTGCCCTGATTGACGTTGAGTCAATGCACCCGAATAGTTTGGTTAATATGAACTACTTCGGCCCATATACTCAACGATATGCCGACTTGTTGAAAGTTCGTATTTTGCTCAAGCATAGAAAGATCGATGAAGTTAAACAAATGTTTAATGGATCTTTGGCTCCGTTCTTGGATGATGATCAATATATGGAACCCTTGGTCAATGCCTTGAAGATTGTTATTAATTCGGTTTACGGAATGACTTCCGCTTCGTTTGATAATAAATTCAAGCACCCAGACAATATCGATAACATCGTTGCAAAACGTGGAGCGTTATTTATGGTCGATCTCAAATTTGCAGTTGAGGCCGAGGGATATCAGGTCTGTCATATTAAGACCGACTCGATTAAAATTCCTAATTCCGATGATTATATCGTTGACTTCGTTATGAAATTCGGTAAACGCCCTGAGTACAATTATACTTTCGACCATGAGCACACATATAAACGCATGGCCCTTATCAACAATGCCGTTTATATTGCTCAGCTTGAAAACGACAAGTGGGCACCAACGGGAGCAGAGTTCGCAAATCCATATCTACTCAAGCGGGTATGGACAAAAGAAGACTTAGTTGATAAAGATTTCTTCATCACCAAACAATCGAAAGGTCATATCTATCTCGGAGACGAGTTCGTAGGAAAAGTTGGATCCATTTATGCTTCACTAACTGGTAAAGAATGTATGTGGACTGAAGATAATGAGAATTTCAAATCTGTCACTGGAACAAAAGGATTTAAATTCAAACAAACTTCAGAATTCAACTACGAAGATATTGACTTTGACTACTACGATAAGGTTGCAATTGCTGGTCTTAAGAAAATTATTAAGGTCGGGGATATCAATCAAATCGTTGACGACATGCCGAAGGATTATATTGAGCCACTTGGTCTCAATGTCGAAAATTCTGAGGTCGCTTAAATTAAATTTTCGCGCAGGGTCATTTTAGACCCCGCAGAAATTACATGGCACATAATAGAGAGGGACGTGGAAAAACTCGAATTTTTCACTCCTCTCATTGTTTTTTGAGTCACGCACGTCATTTTAGAAAGGACATTACTATGACTAAATTATTGCAAGCTTCAAATTCACAAATCATTTTGGAAGACGTTCAGTTTATGTTTAAACCGAACTTCGCAGGACGACAAGAGAAATACAATCGTGAAGGCGATCGTTATTTCAATGTTGTTGTTAACCCCGAAGACGCGGATATTCTTCAGCAGTATGGTGTTAACGTAAAAGTATGGGAACCCAAAGCTAAAGATGCGGAAATGGAAAAGAAGATGGCGGAGAATCCTGATATGTACGAACCACAATGCTATTTCAAGGTTCGTGTATATACTCAATTCTCAGTTCCATCAGTAGCTATCATTTATGATGACGGTGAAACTCCAATTGACGCCCCTATCGATCCAAGTCAACGTACATATTTCAATGAAGATCAACTAGGTCTTATTGATGAAATGGAAATTGCTTTGTGTGATATGGTTATCCGTCGCCGCGAGCCAAGTGAAGATGGGACATATGCTCGTCTTGACTTGAAGAGTGCTTATATTCGCGTCGCAGCAAATCCACTTGAACGTAAGTATGGATTTTAATGACTATTGAGTTATACGACTATCAGCGTAGGGCAGTTGATAGTATGCATAACGGATCTGTTTTGTGCGGGAAGGTCGGTTCGGGTAAATCCTTGACCGGCCTATTTTATTATATGGAGAATCATATAGATAAGCCGCTGTATATTATTACAGTCGCCAAGAAACGAAACGATCGTGAATGGCATAGAGATTTTGAAGCCTTAGGAATTACTGGTGTTGTCGATTCATGGAACAATATCAATAAGTATTCCGACGTAAAAGATGCGTTCTTTATTTTTGATGAACAAAGAGCTATCGGATACGGAACCTGGGGAATGGCATTTATATCAATTGCCAGAAAGAATAAATGGATAATGCTCACCGCGACGCCTGGTGATGTTTGGATGGATTGGATGTGTATTTTCATAGCCAATAATTTCTATCGAAACAAAACTGATTTTGTTGAACAACATGTCGAGTACAATCCATATTCCAAGTTCCCACAAATCAAGCGATATCATAAAACAGATAAGCTTGAACGATATAGACGATATCTTGCAGTGCCCATGGAAGATTTCAGGACAACAAAAGTCCATCGTCAATTTATTACAGCTCAGTATGATAAAGAATTATACGAGCAAGTAAAGAAAACCAGGTTCAATCCATTTACGGAAGAACCAATACAAAATGCTTCCGAGTTTACTCAAGTATTACGTCGTATAGTAAACACTAGCGATCGTAGGCGAGCAAATGTGAAGCAACAAATTATGACTCGTGATCGAATCATAGTTTTCTACAACTATACCTATGAGCTTGATATTCTCAAAGAGATTTGTCAAGAATTAAATAGGGCATTTTATCAATGGAACGGCAGTAAACATGAGCCAATACCCGATACCGATAGTTGGGTATATTTGGTTCAGTACAGGGCCGGGGCTGAGGGATGGAATTGTATAACTACTGACACGATTTTATTCTATTCGTTAAATTATTCCTATCGAATTATGGAACAATCCGAAGGACGAATTAATCGAGTGAATACCTCCTTTAAAGATCTTTTCTACATTTACTTGAAATCCCCAGCCTCAATTGATGATGCTATCGCTAGATCTATATCTAGCAAAAAGAAATTTAACGAAAGGAATTGGGTGACCCACGAATGTCCAAATTGGAGCGAGATTTTCAAAAAGGATTGATTAAAGACATCAAGCAGTTATTTCCTGATGCGATTGTCAAGAAGAATGATCCAAACTATATTCAAGGAATTCCTGACCTGTCTGTGGATGTCGGGCCATATTCCTATCATTTAGAATGCAAGAAGAGTGCCAAGAGTCCGTTTAGACCAAATCAAGAGTATTATCTTGAGCAGTATAATAAAAACGGAGGATGGGCGAGAGTGATTTATCCGGAGAATAAGGAGGATGTTCTGCATGAAATGGAACAGACACATCGAATACGAGGGTAAGCACTCATTTTTAAGTGCTAGTCAGTGTCACTGGTTAAATTATAGTCCAGAGAAATTGGTTGAGCGTTTTGAAAACGAAAAAGCTAAACAACGAGGAACAGAATTACACGAATTTGCGAGTCATGCGATTCAACATAGAATTAAATTACTCCCAGGTAATACTCACCCAGCTGTTGCTAATTTCGTAAATGACGCGATTGGATATCGTATGGATAGTGAAGTACTATTATTTTACAGTCCATATGCATTCGGTACAGCAGATGCTATCCGATATGATCCGCCAAAGAAAGATAATCCAAGAGGATTTCTTAGAATTCATGATTTGAAGACTGGAGTATCCAAACCAAAGATGGAACAGCTATTAGTTTATGCTGCTTATTTCTGTCTTGAGTATGGAGTAAAACCTGAGAAAACTGATTTTGAACTTCGTATTTATCAAGGCGATGATATTCGTACATATATTCCAGAGGCGGAAGATGTGTATGATGTATATCACACAATTAAAGAATTCAGTGGAATACTTGAAAGCAAACCGAGGTAAATAATGAATCTTGAAGATGCATACAATGATTTTCTAGAACATAGAGGAACACCTCACCAAGGATCGATTCCACATAGTGGACGATATGCTTGGGGTTCAGGAGATAATTCATATCAACGTGCGACTTCCTGGTCGGATGTCGTTGCTAAATACCGTAAGAGCGGATTAACTGATACTCAAATTTCTATGAAGCTTGGTATCACAACGACCGAATTCCGTTCTCGTAATAATATTGCTAAGCATGAAATTCGTAAATACAACATTAGTCGTATCCAAGAATTATCTGCAAAAGGTATGACTTCTATTGAGATTTCTCGTGAAACTGGTATTCCAGAATCTACTGTTCGTATGAATTTGGATGCTAAAGTTCGTCATAATGTAAATCGTATGGAAGAAATTAAGACTGATATTAAGGGATTGATTGAAAAGAATCCATATCTTGACGTCGGTCTTGGTGCAGCTCAACAATTAGGAGTAAATGAGAATACTCTTAAACGTGCTGTACAACAATTGGAATCCGAAGGATATCACAAGCATACAGTATATGTTAAGAATGCTACAAATGATGATCACTGGGTTGAAATGAAAGTCTTAACCAAGGAATCAAATCCCGATATTGTTCGTCAACACAAACATGAAATCAAACCACCATTTATTTCTGAGACTGATGATGGAAAAAGTGTATTAGGATTACGCCCAATTGAACATGTTGATTGGAAACGTGTAGGAATTCGATATGCTGAACAAGGTGGTACGGATAAAGATGGTGTAATGGAATTACGTCCAGGAGTAAAAGATCTTGATCTTGGTAAATCCCGTTATGCGCAAGTTCGTATTGGTGTAAATGGTACACATTATCTTAAAGGTATGGCTGTTTATGGAGATCCAAAAGATTTTCCAAAAGGCGTTGACATTATTTTCAATACCAATAAACATAAAGGTACTGCAAAAGAAGATGTCTTGAAGAAATTAAAAGATGATCCGGATAATCCATTCGGCGCAACAATTAAAGTTGGTGGACAAAAAGGCGCCATCAACAAAGTAAATGAAGAAGGCGACTGGGCTAGCTGGTCTAAAACATTATCTTCTCAATTTGTTTCCAAACAACCACCAGCTTTGGTTAAAGGTCGTATTGATGAAACATATAAAAAGCTACAGAAAGAGTTTGATGAGATTTCTAATCTAACAAATCCTGTAGTTAAACGTGTAATGATGCAGGATTTTGCTGATGGTCTCACAACTAAACGGCATAATCTTAAATTGACTGGCTTCGACAGAATGAAAGGTCAAGTATTATTACCTTTATCTGGAATTAAAGCTAACGAAATATATGCTCCTAATTTTAAAAACGGTGAGAAAGTAGTTCTTGTTCGATATCCACATGGTGGTATTTTCGAATTACCAGAATTAACTGTTAATAATAAATTAGGAAACACTGCAGCTAAATTCATGAAGGGTGCAAAAGATGCAGTCGGAATTGATTCGTCTGTTGCATCTAAATTATCTGGTGCGGATTTCGATGGTGACTCCGTTATGGTTATTCCTAATAATAAAAACGGAATTAAAACAAGTCGTTCATTAAAAGAATTAAAGAACTTTGATACGAACGATTATTATTCTCCAGATAAAAACATTTTAAATCGTAATTCAAAAGGTGACTGGACAATTAAACAGAAAACGATGGGCGAAGTTTCAAATCTTATTACTGATATGACTTTGAAAGGTGCATCAAATAGTGAAATTGCCAGAGCCGTAAAACATTCAATGGTTGTTATTGATGCGGAAAAACATAATTTAGATTATAAAAGATCTGAAAGAGAAAATGGTATTCCTGAATTACGTAAAAGATATCAGATGCACTATGATGTTATTACTGGTACAAATAAAATGGGTGCATCGACTCTTATTTCTAGATCAAAAACAGATCATAGAGAAACAGAGACCTGGGAGAAACCACGTACCGCAGAAGAACTAGCTGCAAATCCTAGATTAAAACCCACTGTTAAGAAAACTAAAACAGTTTCTACAGATAGTGTGATTGAACTAGTTGATGATGCTAAGAAACTAGGTTCTGGTACTCCTATTGAAAACATGTATGGTGATTATGTAAATGCCCTTGGTAAAATGAGGGATAAAGCTAATAAAATTGTAGAGACATCTCCTAATCTTAAGCTCAGCAAAGAGGCAAGAGTTAAGTATAAGGATCAAGTTGAGTCTCTACAACACAAGCTTAATACTGCCCTTATGAACTCTCCTAAAGAACGTCAAGCTCAGCTCATAGCTAACAAAGCTATTGCTGATAAACGTACTCCTGAGATGGGTAAAGAACAACTTAAGAAGCTCAAACAACAGGCTATTGCAGCAGCCCGTATAAAGACTGGTGCTGATGGAGCTGGTACTCGTATCAACATAGACAATGATGAGTGGCAAGCTATTCAGTCTGGTGCTGTAAGTACTAAGATGCTTACTGATGTACTACGCTTTGCTGATAGTGATCGTGTTAAGCAACTGGCTACACCTCGTAAAGAGAAGGCTGTCAGTCTTGGTACAGCTAGCAGAGCTAGAGCTATGCTTAAGAGTGGTCACACCTATGCTGAAGTAGCGTCTGCTCTAGGCATCAGTGTGTCTACTGTGCAAGACCTATCATAGAAAGGAGGAGCTAGTCCATGACTACACAACAAGACACTGTTGACAACTCATCACTCTATGCTGACACAGTAACGAATGAAGAGTACAACAAAGCAGTAAGTATCAATGCCATGCTTACTACGTATGACAACCCATACAATCCATACAAAGACTATGATGCTTGGTGGCAATGGGACAAAGAGAATGGTTACAACACACCAGAACTCTTAGCGTTTGTAATGGGTGACACATCTAAAGCTTTGGATGAAGTAGAAGTAGCACAGATCCAAGCTACTGCTATGAACTACATCGTAGATGAAGGACCAATCGAAGACGTTTGGACATTCATCAAAGAAGATACAGCAACGCCCATTCGTTTACCGACATCAACGTCGACCGTGACCACGTTTTAAATGAAATAAAAACGAGTCACAAAATGCGACACCCCATAGGGGGAGGGTCGTGGGATCTCCCTACCCCTCTGCATCGCCGCACCTCTCCAAAATTTCCCCGGAGTGGTTTTTGACCCTAATTCTGGGGTCAAAGTATAGGGTAACTAAATCAAAGGAGACTAGAACTATGCACACAGAAGTACATGATCACTTCGTTGGTCTGCTAAAGTGGCTACTATCTCCTGAAGTTCTTTCTCAGATCGGACTTTATGTCGGTATAGGAGCTTCAATTGTTGGTTTTTCAACTCGTGTGTTCAAGAAACTCTGGAACAAACTTGAAGAAAAGCAAAACCAAGAGATCGAAGGTATCAAAAATTCCATTGAGGCGTTAGCTATCAGCATGGAAGAGATGAGAAAGACCCAAGAGCGAGACTTCTTGAGGTTACAAATCATCACCGGCATCCATTCCGGACGATTGTCGAACAACGAAGTTCTGACATTGTATGACCAGTACGTCCAAAAAGGCGGAAACTCGTATGTTAGTCGGGTAGTGAATGATTATGTGGAAGAAGAAAAATCAAGGGAAGAGGTAAAACGTAATGTTAGAAAACGTACTTAATTTAATTACGTTAGTTGTCATGGTAGCACCATTGGTTGTTGAAGGGGTTAAATACCTCGGAGCTATCACGCACAACAAAAAGGTTATTACGCTGGCCGAACGAGCAATGATCATCGTATCATCACTCGACCGCTTGGACATTGCTAACGACAGTAAGAAACAAGCAGCTCTAGACAAGCTACTTCATTTCGCTAATGAAACACGTACTCAATTAACTACCGCTCAAGCGGAAGACTATATCGAGAACGCTGTCCAAACGTTACGCAGACTTCAGGAAAGTGCTAGCAATTCGGAGGTATCTACAAATGCCCCGGAGAAGAAATGAAACGGACGATATTCGTCAAGCATTAACACCAGAAGGACGAATGCTAAAACTTACAAAGAAAGCATTCGACTTGGCCGAGCGCCAATTAGACGATGGTACCATAGCTCCAAGTACTTTGAACGCTCTATTGCGTTATGGTACAGTAGAAAACGAACTCCAACTAGAAGGTCTTAGAGCCAAGAACAAACTTAATGACTCTAAAGTCGCTTTGATTGACAGCGAAGTCAAAGGTAAAGGCGACAGTCAAGAAGTTATTAATGCTATTCGTGGTTATATGCCGTCGGAGGAGTTCAATGTCGAATAGAGAGCTTCTATTAGATTTATCTTACGATGAATTAATTAAGTACTCGTCATATGGTGATCGACTAAACTATCTTTCTCTATACAAGAAGGGATACATCTCTCCAAGAACAATCTCGAATAAATTTTACCGGTCAAGACTATGGATGGATCTTCGTGATCAAGTCATTGCTCGAGATCTCGGTTACGATTTGGGTGTTCCTGGTATGGATATCGAAGGGCCGATCTTAGTTCACCACATTTTCCCATTGGAAGAAGAGGACATACTAAATTGGGACGAAGACGTATTGTTAAATCCCAATCGGTTGATTACAACTTCTATTAAGACACACAACATAATCCATTATGGAGATAGATCCCAAAGTGTATACGTCGAAAGAAAGCCTGGTGACACAAAACTATGGTGAGGTACTAATGTCAAAAATTTTAGACGATGTTAAGAGTACTTTAGATTTTGCTTCAGAAGAAGATTCCGGGTTCGATTCTCGACTATTGTTGGAAATCGATGGTATTGTAGGTACGTTATCTCAACTTACCAAAGTACACCCAGACTGCGACATAACAAAAGATACCGAATGGAGTCAATTGTTAAAAGAATCTGACAAACATCTATTAAGACTCGTCAAGCAGTACATATTCCTTTCCATACGAGTGGTATTCGATCCGCCTGCTGGTAGTGTCCTAACAACACTAACTACAAGCATCAATAATACTGCTCACCGAATTATTATTCAGAAGGGAGAGTACAATGATGCAGAGTGACGTTATTATTGGAACGGATACATCTGATGACATTATTCAGCACTTCGGAATTAAAGGCATGAAGTGGGGTTTTCGTAGAAGTCGTAAACCTAGCACTCGACGATTGAAACGAGAAGCTAAGAAAGCTCAAAAAGCCTGGGATCGTAAATATCTGTCAAGACATACTATGACAACTACAGATCTACGAAAAGCCACTGAAAGACTTAAAGCTGAAAATAATTTCGCGGAACAGGTTTATCGTTCTAGAAATATAATGAACGGCGGTAACAACAATAACAACAAAGGTAATAATAAATCTAATCCATTAACCGAAGTTGTTAAATCTATTGGTAACGATATTATTCGTGATCAAGCTAAAACCGGTTATAAAGTTATTCAGGATAAAGTGAAAGATCATTTGCCCGAGTATACTAAAGCAACAACCAAAGCCGCCCGTGCACTTGTTAAAGTAATGGGGTAATTTATTTTGGTACTATCTAACAAAGCATATCCGGAAGAGTACATGAAGTTTAAGGAGCAAGTTCTTAGAGGTGAGATTCCGGTAAATCGGATGGTGTCACTGGAAATGAACCGTATTGATTTCTTAATTGAGTCACCGGATTATTACTATGATAATAAAGCCATCGAGGGCTTCGTTAGGTTTTGCGAGAATGAAATGACCCTCACAGATGGTAGTGACGTAACTCTTCTACCATCATTTAAATTATGGGCTGAATGTGCCCTCGCATGGTTCTATCTCTCAGAGGAAAGGGTATACAATCCTAAACTCGGTAAATGGGAGATAAAATCAAAATTCAAGCGACTTACGAACAAACAATTCTTGATTGTTGGACGTGGAGCCGCTAAATCTCTATACTCAACATTCATGCAGGCATACATGTTGCTTATAGACACAACCACAACACACCAAGTAGTTTGTGCACCAACAATGAAACAAGCAGAAGAGATCATGGGACCATTCCGTACAGCATTGAGTCGAGCTAAAGGCCCACTTGTGCAATATATGGTTCAAGGATCTAAGATGACGGGTAATCTCACTCAGAAACAATTGTTGGCATCAACTAAAAAGGGTGTTGAAAACTTCGCTACAAATAGTCTATTAGAAATTCGCCCAATGTCCATTGACAAGCTTCAAGGTCTTCGTTGTAAATACGCCTCGGTAGATGAATGGTTATCTGGTGATGTTCGCGAAAACGTTATTGGAGCAATAGAACAGGGTGCTTCTAAGAATGATAATTACATGATTATAGCAACTTCGTCGGAAGGTACTGCCCGTGATGGTGTTGGGGATACGATTAAGATGGAACTTACAGATATTCTTGAAGGACGATTCTTTAATCCCCATGTATCTATTTGGTATTACCGTTTGGACGACGTACGTGAAGTAGCTTTCCCCGAGATGTGGATGAAAGCAAATCCCAATCTTGGGGCTACAGTTTCTTACGAAACATATCGACGTGAGGTTGAACAAGCCGAACACCAACCCTCTGATAGAGCGGATATTCTAGCAAAACGTTTCGGTATTCCTGTTGAAGGTTATACATATTTCTTCGTTTACGAAGAAACTATTCCTCATAGACCACAAAACTTCGATGGACTTGAATGCGCACTCGGTGGTGACCTTTCGCAAGGTGATGACTTCTGTGCATTTACATTCTTATTCCCGATTGGTCGTGGTCGATTTGGTGTTAAAACACGATCATATGTTTGCGAAAGCAAACTTAAGAAACTAACGTCAGCTATGCGTAATAAGTATGATGAATTCATAAACGAGGGCACACTTGTTGTTATGCCAGACACAATTCTGAACATGATGAAAGTTTATGACGATCTGTCAAACTTTATTTATGAACATAAGTATACTGTATACGCATTCGGTTTCGACCCATACAATGCCAGAGAGTTTGTCGAAAGATGGGGTCGTGAAAACGGTGAGTATGGTGTTGAAAAGATTATTCAAGGTTCTAGAACTGAGTCTGTTCCAATGGGCGAACTTAAGAATTTAGCCATGGAACGACAATTGATCTTCGACGAAGAGCTTATGAAATTTGCTATGGGTAATGCTGTTGCTATCCAAGATAATAACGGTAACTACAAATTATCTAAGCGAAGAGCTGATGAAAAGATCGATAATGTAGCCGCATTAATCGACGCATGGGTTGCTTACAAACGTAATTTAGACTTATTTGTATCATAGAAAGGCCAATATGAGTATTTTTACAGATGGACTTACGCATGCTTGGTCTATGTTTTCCAAAACGAAAACTACTTCCAATTTAGTTGAGACAGATGATGTATTTCAACTGTCCAACGAGCCTCGGGCTTTAAGCCCAAATACCTCCATAGCCGGACGATCATATAGTCGTTCATCAATTGCGTCTATGATCTTTAATAGGATCGCTATGGACGCAGCTATGGTCAAATTTCAACACGTTAAATTGGAGAACGATGGAGAGAACCAGACTGTACAAAAGAAATCGTCATTGCAGCGTCTGTTCGACGTAGAAATGAATATTGACCAATCGTCAACCGATTTCTTCCACGATTTGGTTTACTCATTGTTTGATGATGGAGTTGTTGCAGCCGTCCCATTAGAAGCAACAATAGATCCAATGACTTCCGACGCCTATGATATTACATCAATGCGTGTCGGAAAGATTTTGGAGTGGTATCCAACCAAAATTCGTGTTAAAATTTATAACGAAGCAAAAGGCGATTTCTCAGAGATTATTGTACCAAAGAAAATGTGTGCGATTATTGAGAACCCTTTGGCAAACATTATTGGGCCCGAAAATCCAACAATGTCTCGTCTCTTGCAAAAGTTATCTTTATTAGATGCTCAGGATAGAGAAGCCATTGCTAACAAATGGAACATGATTCTGCAATTACCAGTACCTGTTCGAAACGATATTAAGCGAAAAGAAGCTAATGATCGTATTAAGGACATCGAGGTTCAACTTAAAGAATCTCCTATGGGTATTGCGTATGTTGCTGCCGATGAAAAGATCACCCAACTCAATCGCCCGGTTAATTCTAATCTGATGGACGAAATTAAGTATCTGACTGATGAGCTTTTATCGCAGATAGGATTAACCAAAGCGGTATTTGATGGGACAGCTAACGCTGAGCAAATGCAGAATTATTATACCCGTACAATTGATCCTATTGTGACTCGTATTCAAGAAGAATTCCAACGTAAATTCATCACGAAGACGGGTTATACACAAGGACATCGTATTGTTACGTATAATGATCCATTTAAACTTGTACCAACAAGTCAACTCGCAACAATTGGCGACTCATTGCTACGGAACAGAATTCTTACCTCGAATGAATTCCGTGCTGTTATCGGTTATGGACCTATTACAGATCCTATGGCTGATCAATTGTATAATCCTAACATCGCTGATAACAATCAAGATGTTTCTGTACCTGGGTCGGTCGCGTCCCCTGGAGATGAAGGTTACGAAGAGAATCCAGAAGAACTGGATGAAGACGGCTATCTCGAGTACCTAAGACAACTTCAAAATGGCGGCAAATAATTGACGGAGGTAAATCGTATTCATGGGAAAACATCCTAAGTATGATTTCGCGGGTTATGTAACCCGTAATGACATGCGTTGTACAGACGGTGTCACCATTCGTCATGGAGCATTTGCAGAGAACGATGGTAAGAAGGTTCCTCTGGTTTGGTCACACGACCCGAGCACACCTGAAAATATCATCGGACATGTGCTATTGCATCATGCGGATGAGGGTGTTTATGGAGAAGGGTATTTCAATAATACTCAAAAAGCTGTTAACGCCAAAGAACTCGTACAACATGGTGATATCATGTGTATGTCAATCGGAGCGAATCGTATTAAACGTACTCCGCAAAATGACGTTATTCATGGTAACATCTATGAAGTATCGCTTGTGCTCGCAGGAGCTAATCCTGGAGCCGTAATTACAGAAGTGCTACAGCACTCTGATAATCCAGACGAAGGGGAAAGTATCGTAATGGAAAGTAACGAACTTATTCATTCAGCTAGCAATGTGTTGCTTGGCGACGAAACACGAGTTAGTGTATTCGACCGTATCCAACACGCTGAAGAAGGTACTGAATCTGCAGTTCTTGATGAAGTATTGGGAACTCTTAATGAAGATCAACAAGAAGCAGTATCCATCTTGACTGAAGCCGCAGCTAATGCTGCTCTTGAAGCGCATGAAGCAGCAATCGACGAAGAATTTGAAAACGCTGTTGACGCTCGAGTAAATGAAATTCTTGATGAACTCGCAGCAGAAGCTGACGACGAAGAAGATGAAGAATCTGAAGAAATCGAACAATCCGACAAGGGAGGAACTTTGATGCACTATAACGCATTCGAACAAACATCTGCTAATAACAACGAAGAAATTCGTCACTCATTAACAGAAGCTATGCAAACAGCCAAAGACCGTGGTCTTAAGCTTAGTAACGTTCTTGTAGACTTCGAGAATGGCGACACTCTTAAACACTCAATGAACAACATCGACAAGTTGTTCCCAGATCACCAATTGCAAAACGGTGTTCAAGTAATCTACTCACCTAACACTGCTACAGAACATATCTTGTCTAAGGTAACTAAAGTTCCTACAGCATTCGTTAAATCAATCATGACCGACTTGTCTGACCTTACTGACGAACAACTTCGTGCGAAAGGTTACATCAAGGGTACAGAAAAGAAAGAACAAATCATTTCATTCCTTTCTCGTAAAACTGACCCAACCACAATCTATAAAAAACAATCAATTGACCGTGACGATGCTATCGATATCGGCCAACAATTGAACGTTGCAGCTTTCTTTAACCAAGAAATGCGTATCAAGTTGAACGATGAAATTGCACAAGCAATCCTCGTATCAGATGGTCGTGTTACTGGCGATGCTGCTAAGATCAAAGAAGACAAGATCCGTCCTATCTCTAAAGACGATGATTTCTACACAATCAAAGCACAATACGATCCTAAGATGCTTCTAGACTTGTTTGAAACTGTTGCTACATTCAAGACTAAGATGCTTGGTTCAGGTACTCCAACTCTTTATGTTAACCCACTCTTCCTCACTAAGATTCGCTTCTTGCGCAACAAGAACGAACAATGGGTATTCGGTGGACAACAACCTGCAACCAAAGAATATCTTGCTTCATTGTTCGGCGTAGCTGATATCGTTGAAACTAACTTCTTGAAAGAAGACGAAATGATAATGGTTAACCTTGCCGACTACCAAATCGGTACTAACAAAGGTGGCGAAGTTAACACATTCGAACACTTCGATATTGACTACAATAAACAAAAATACCTTATTGAAGCACGTCTTTCAGGAGCACTTGTACGCGCTAAAGCTGCTGTATACTTCACTCCTAAAGGAACTACTGCCGCTCCTGCCGCTTCGACTGGAACTGAATCACCTCGAGTAGGCGGATAATGAAATACTCTGGTAACGCGGGTTTTCGGATTACTGATGTAGAGGTTGAGCCTGATGTGTTCGAACCTCAAGTGGTTGTTAAGAAAGTACGCGGCGATGTTGTTACGAGTCGTTACCATCATGATCAAAATGGAGACAAATCGACAATTGACAACATACGAATTACCAACCAGATTTCATTAGTAGCTGATCAATTCTTTATGAAGCATATTTCAAATCTTTTGTATTTGGAATATCAGGGGGTCAAATGGAAAGTCGAAAGCTTTACTATAAGACCCCCACGAGTGATTTTGGATTTAGGAGGAGTTTACAATGAGCAAAAGAATGCTTATCCGACAGATTCTAACCGAAGCGATTCGGAAGTCTAATGAGGATTATAAACTCTTCTATAATCCTACATCAAACACCACTTTGACGTATCCGTGCATTCTTTATAAGAGAACGGGTATTAGACAACGGCATGCCGACAATGTTCGTTATCATTCACATGAAGTATATCAAATCACTATAATCGACAAACGTGTCGAGACTCCAATCTTACCTCAACTTTTGGAAAACCAATACTGTGTGTATGAGAATGAATTTATTGTCGATAATATGCATCACACTATTTTAAAAATTAACACGGGAGGATTAGCTAATGGCTAAACTTAAATTCGACGAACTCGGAAAACGTATTTATGAAACTGGTGTTTCCGAAGCCGTATTGTTTGTACAAAACGCATCAGGTCAATATCCTAAAGGCGTTGCTTGGAACGGTATCACTGCTGCTAACGAATCTCCTTCAGGAGCTGAAGCAAACGACCAATATGCGGACAACATCAAATACTTGTCACTTACTGGTGCTGAAAACTTTGAAGGTACTATCGAAGCGTTCAACTCTCCAGTTGAATTCGACGAATGTGACGGTATGAAAGCTATCGTTAAAGGTGCTGTTGCTCACCAACAAAACCGTACACCATTTGGATTTGCATTCAAATCTATCGTTGGTAACGACGTTCAAGGTAATGACTACGGTTACAAACTTCACTTGTGGTATGGATGTAAAGCTGCTCCATCAGAACGTTCACACGCTACTGTTAACGACAGCCCAGAACCACAAAACCCATCTTGGTCAATTTCTTCAACTCCAGTTACAGTTCCTGACCACAAACCAACTTCTGTAATCACAATTGATTCTACTCAAGTTGAACAAAGCAAGATGCAAAAAGTTCTTGAGGCTGTATATGGTACAGATGATGCTGATGCATATCTTCCATTGCCAGAAAAGATTATTGAATTATTGTCTTAATTAACACTTTATAGGAGGTATGTCATAGTATGATTAAACAGCAAGTTCGTTATGAGGATTTCGATGGTATCCAACAAGAAGAAACTCTTTACTTCAATCTTAACCGTATGGAATTAATTGCTTTGCAAGCTCGCTACGGTAAAGACGACATGGCTAAATACATCGAAAAAGTTCAAGCCGAAGAAGACTACCAAAAGATGTACGATCTATTGAACGACATCGTTTTGACTTCATACGGCGTTCGTTCGGAAGATGGAAAACGCTTCATCAAGAATGACCAAGTTCGTGAAGACTTCAAAACTTCACTTGCTTACGAAGCTTTGATTGAAGACTTCCATGACGATGAAGGAGTTACCCTTAATAAATTTATTACAGGTATCACTTCTCATATTCGTGGGCTTAAAGAAGCAGCCGCTTCTGCCGCAGCTCCAGCTGCACAGTAATTCGGGTTGTGGGTGTATTTTTTGCACCCCTTCCTTTTTATTTGTTAAATTTTTTGAGGTGTGAGTATCATGGGATCAGAGTATCTTACAATAAAAACGGAAGATGTTGAATATTGGGATGAGGAAAAGAACGAGTTTATAACCGAAGATGGAGAGGAATACACATTCCGATACACACTTAAGAATTTAGATCGTTGGGAAACTAAACACGAGAAGCGTTTTATTGACAATAAAGAAGAAGTTACTGAAGATGATATTCTCGACTTCATTATTATGATGTGTGATCAAGAATTAGACACTTCTAAATTGTCGCCTAATGATTTTAAAAAGATTATTGAGTACATGGGACATACACCATCGGCGACAACTACCCCCAAACCAACAGGGAGTGCTCGACCAGTTGCTCAACGTAAGAAGATATTTACATCTGAGATAATTTATGCTCATATGGCACTTAACCATATTCCGTTCGACTGGGAAGATCGAAACTTAAACAAACTAATCATTTTGTTGAATAGTGTCGCTGCATTACAAGAGCCACCTAAGAAAATGACAAAGGAAGAGGCTATGGCAGAGCAGCGAGCTATAATTATGAAACGACGTGCGGAAGCTGAAGAAAGGAGAAAAATGCGTGGATGATTTTATAATTCATTCAGATGATGTAATCCAACACTTCGGTGTCAAAGGTATGAAATGGGGCAAACGATTACGAGATAATCATGTCCAGAATTTGGAATACAAATACCGAAAATTGGGTTATAATGAAGAACAAGTTAAACGGAAACTTGCAAAACGTCTTAGAAATGAGAAAATTGCATTGGGCGCTGTCGGCGCTGCTGGTGCCGCCGTTGCGGGATACATGATTAAAAACAAAATCCAAGATGACTTTATCGGTAGAACGCTCAAGAAGGGAAAGACATTCGACTCTGTCAATGCCGCTTCTAAAATTGACACATCTAGACCTGTTTATGGCGCTTATCGAAAAAACGATAAAGTTAAGTATCGTGGCATGTATGGAATGCAAAGAAAAATGCGACGAGCTTTTTACGGGGATGACTATGGGTTGGGAGATCACGACAATATTTATAAATTCAAGGCTGTTAAAGATGTTAAGATAGCTCCTAATAGAGCCGCTAAAAAATCTTTTAAAAAGCTTTATAAGACTGACTCAGAATTCCGTTCAGTAGCCGATGAAATAGCTTCACAGGTTAATAAATCCAAAAGCAAGTATAATAATTTTAATGTTGGATTAGTTGCCAGAGGACATAATGAAACATATAAGAAAAATATCGATAAGTTCTATTCGTCTCTTAAGAAAAAAGGATACGACGGGCTTAACGATATTAATGATAAGAAATACTCCGGATACAAAACAAAGAATCCAACCATATTCTTTGATCATAAGAACCTAAAAGTTGCTAGTAAGAAAATCTTATCTAATGACACGATAGAAAAAGATTATGACAAGACTATGAAAATCTTATCGGTTCAAAATAATGCTGGTAAAGTTGCCGGATTCAGTACTGCGGTAGCTGGACTTGCTGCGTATTCTTCTCATAGAAACAACAATGATGTTCGTAAGAATGATGAAGAGTATAATAAGAAATACGGCAAGAAGGTTCGTAAATGAACATATCGGTAAGCGGAGATTTTAATCATCTCGAAAGATATCTTAAGAAAGATCGTCGAGTATCTCTAGATCAATTAGGTAAGGCTCTTGTGGAAGCACTCAGAGCTGCTACACCCGCCAGATCTGGAGCAACTGCTTCGGCATGGGGGTATCGTATATCCAAAACGGGTCGAGGCGAAGAACTCGAAATCTTTAATACAAACATTAACAAAGGTAAAAACATTGCTATTCTGATTCATTATGGACACGGTACGGGTACAGGAGGATATGTTCCTCCACACCCATACATCGATAAAGCTATTGATTCCGCATACAAATCAGCTATAAACAGGGTTTTAACCGATTACCTTAAATAGGAGGCAATAAATGGCAGGATATGTTGATGAGAAAGTCGCCAAGGTAACCTTAGACAATAAAGGTTTTACTAAGAACACTCAAGACACAATATCTGCTCTGGATAAACTTAAAGCGGCATTCTCTAAGATTAATGGCGGAAACGCGTCTAAGAACATTGCTAAAGAGATGAACGCTATTCCAGAAGCAGTATCAAATTCAACAACAAAATCCCAAGGTTTATTATCTCGCTTAAAGAATATTTTTAGTCGTAGCACAGAAAACATCAACATGTCTGGAGCTGCGAAATCGATTGATCAGATGAATACTGATGTTGCTGACAGAACATCTAAAACATCAAGCATTTTATCTCGGTTGAAGGGTATTTTTCAAAAGGCGGATAATCACCAGGGATTCACAAACTCGATTAAGTCTATTGATGGACTAAATGCTAAAGCATCAGGTATTAATCTCAATCCACTTACCGGAGCATTTTCTAGAGCAGCGGACTCTGTAAAAGGGTCCCTTAATGCTATGGATGTTGCAATGGGTATCGTGATGGGCAACATGATGCAGAAAGCTATTAGCTTTGGTGCTAAATTCTTTAAAGGCCCAATAGATGGTCTGAACGAATACAACGAAAAACTTGGATCCGTTCAAACGATCATGACGAATACTGAATGGGAAATTCCGGATCAATCTAAGCGTATGCGTATGACTTCCAAGACTTTGGAAGATTTGAACGAATACGCCGACAAAACCATTTACTCATTCAAAGATATGACCAAGAACATCGGTACGTTTACTGCGGCCGGTGTTGGCTTGGAAGATTCCGCTGTAGCGATCAAAGGTATTTCTAACTTGGCCGCTGCATCAGGATCAAATACTCAACAAGCATCTACTGCGATGTACCAATTATCTCAAGCGTTAGCTTCTGGTAAAGTAGGTCTTCAGGACTGGAACTCCGTAGTAAATGCCGGTATGGGTGGTAAGTTATTCCAAGACCGTTTGACCGAAATGGCCGAAAAGATGGGACATGCTCGTGATATGACTAAATCTTTCCGGGATTCCTTGAAAGACGGTTGGTTGACTTCAGAAGTTCTTATTAACACTTTGAAAGAATTCTCCGTCGATGAGCAAATGCTTAACGCGGCAACTCAGATCAAATCATTTGGTCAATTGGTAGATACTGTCCAAGAAGCTATTGGTTCTGGATGGGCTACTTCATGGGAATATTTATTCGGTGGATATGAAGAAGCTAAAGGTCTTTGGACGGAAGTCGGTAAGATTGTCGGCAATTATTTCGACGATGCTCAAGGAACATATCATGATGCTATTCTGGATATGGATCGTAGTTTGGGTAATTTCCGAAATGCGGTTTTGAAGACGTGGAAAGACCTAGGCGGTCAAGCATCGTTCTTTAACATAATTAAGAACAGCTTTGAAATTGTCTTTAAAGCCTTAACAAGATTCCGTGAAGGATATCGAAGCGCTTTTGGTGATTTTAAAACGGTTGGTCAATCATTATATAATGTTACCAAAGCCATTGAAAATTTCACTGAGAAACTAGCCAAATCGAAGGTTCTATTCTTACTTGCTGCCAATGCTGGACGATTATTCGGTAATGTGATTTCCTTAATCATGTCTATGTTTGGGCGATTCATTAGTGGATTTACAAAATTTGGAACCGGAACAATGGGATTTATAGCTGCTATAAACTCTGTTGTGTCCGTATTAGCCAATTTCTTTTCTGCGCTTAGATTTAATACTAATTTGATGTCGGGAATGCAATCCCTTGGAGCATCATTAGCCAATGTATTCAAAACGGTAAGTGCAGTTGTCAATATACTAGTTACTGCCTTTGTTCGACTATTCGGAGGAATTAATACTTTAAACAGTGTTTCTAATAGCTTAGGATGGTTCAAGACATTGGCCGGATGGATTGAAAAAGCAACTGGAGCAATTGCTAATTTTGTTAGTGCGCTGTCATTGTCTCTTATGACTGGTAAATCTCTTGAAAGTCAAGGTATTAAGATTACCGGTGTATTTAAAGCGATCGGTACGGCAATAACATTTGTTGCTGGATTGTTAAAAGGATTCGTCGGAATTATTTCAAAAGTCTTTGGCTCTCTTAAGAACTTGAAATTCGAAAATCCGTTCAAGAATATGTTTGGTGATAAATCGGTTGATACCGGATGGGGCGATAAAATAGCCGCCGGAATCAAAAAGAGATTTGATAAAATTAAATCCGTAGTTAGTTCCGCATCTAAATCATTGGCCGACACAATTAGAAAGATGTCGTTTAGTGATATGCTCAAAACAGCGTTTGCTGGATGGGCCGGTCTTAAAATCTTTAAATCCATTAAGAACAAGAAGGGCGGTGGACCATTCGGCGAAATCATGGACATGTTCAAGGATTTTGTCAATAATGGTAAAGAGATGGTTTCTAAAGTATCCGAAGTTTTGGACGGCGTAAAAGAGTCTTTACAATCGTTTACTGGAGCAGTTAAAGCTGGATCATTATTAATGATTGCTTCTGCGTTAATGATTTTGGCTTTATCTCTTAAAATGCTTGCGGGTATGTCTACCGAAGATTTGGTACGTTCGGGTTCAGCTATAGCTTCACTTAGCTATATTCTAACAGCCGCTATGAAACGATTATCCAAGATCGATAAGATACCTCCTGGTACTGCTGTGAGTATGATCGGTTTTGCTATTGGTATTCGTATTCTAGCTGGCGCTATGAAGAAACTGGCAGATCTAGATACTAATCAACTTGACGTTGCTGTTAGAGGTATTGCTGCGGCCACTCTCATTCTTGTCGGGGCCATGAAATTGCTCGAAGGTGGAAAGAAAGTCCAAACTGGAGTCCTTTCAATGCTAGGATTCGTTTTGGCTATTAGATTACTTGTCGGAGCTATGGATAAACTCAAAGATTACAACATGGATCAAATCAAAACATCATTGATTGGTGTTGTAAGTCTTATGGGTGCTTTGGCTCTTAGTATGAAAGTGATGAATGGAGTTAAAATCAAAATCAGCAACATGTTCGGAATGATCACATTCGCCGGAACTATTTATCTGCTGGTTATGACGCTTGAGAAACTAACCAAGCTTAATCCCGACAGATCTGCGAAAGCGATGGAACAGATTACAGTTCTTATTTTAGAGCTTGTATCTGTTATGCATTTACTTCGCGGTGTTAAGATAAAACTGACAACTCTTGCCGGTCTTATAACATTTACAACAATGGTATTCGTGTTGGTTAAATGCGTTGAGAAACTAGCAAATGTCCAACCTGACAGATTAATTCCTGCAGTAGAAGCAATGGCATCTATATTTGGACTCCTAGTGTTATCGATGCATGCACTTAGAGGCGCTAAAGTTAACTTATCGGCATTACTAAGCCTTATTTCATTCACTTTGAGTGTAAAAGTACTAGTTAACGCTTTAACTGAAATTGCCGACATGAACCCATCTCGATTAGAGAGCTCATTGCAAGCATTGGCTTCTGTAATGGGGCTTCTTGTATTAGCGACACATTCTTTACGTGGAGCAAAAGTAAATCTTAGTGCTTTATTTACACTTCTTACTTTCGCTAAAACTGTGAAAGACGTTGTTGAGGCACTTCAAGATATTGCTAACATTAATCCTGAAAGATTGCCTGGTGCTTTAACAGCTCTTGGCTTGATATTCTTGCAATTAAGTGCGGTTACTGTAGCAATAACAAATCTTTCTGGTCCAGTGTCCAGCTCAATTGGCGCTGCGATTCTTTTATTAGCGTTAGTTCCTGTATTATCCCAAATTGGTAATACGTTATTAACTCTTTCCATGATTCCGTGGAAAAGTCTTACAACTGCTATGACGGCATTAATTGCCACATTAGGGGCCCTAACTGTGGTTGCGGCCGTAATGTCATCTCTAGGTGGCGGTGGTGTTGTTGGTGCAGGATCATTATTAATAATGTCTGTAGCATTGATAGCGTTATCCGTACCTTTGAAGATATTAAGTACTATACCGATGTCTAAAATTGCTACCGCATTGATCGCTTTAGCTGTTTCTCTGGGTATAGTATTAGCAGCAGCTGCAATAGCTCAAGTTGTTGGTGCAGGTCTTTTAATATTATCTGGTGCATTAATTGCTCTCGGCCTTGCCGCAGTCGGTATTGGTGCTGGTTTAGCGCTTGCCGGTGTCGGTATAGGTCTTATTATTACTGCCCTGAAAGAGTTGGCGGCAACAGGACCTGTTATACTAAAAGGTTTAGTTGAAGCTTTAGATGCATTGCTTAAATCTCTGGCCGAACGCGCTCCATCAATGCTGACATCTTTAATTAAGATTATTCGAACTGCTATCAAAGGATTAATTGTATTAATCCCGGATATGGTACAGTTCGGTATTAAACTTGTCATAGGATTGTTACAAGGATTCACAGAGTCTATACCGCAATTGGTATCTTCAGCTGTTAAATTGATAGTTGAGATCGGTAAAGCATTGATTGATAACATTGGGACTTTGGTCGATGTTGGTATTCAGATCGCTGTTAAATTCATTCAATCATTTGCTGATGGTTTGATGAAATACCGAGATCAAATTATCAAAGCAGTTACGGATCTGTTGAAGATTGTATCAGATATTGTATTAACTGTTATTGGTGAATTGGTTGGACCAATTCTTAATAAACTTGTGGAAGTCTTGACGCCTGTTAAAGACTTTATTCTAGGCGCTTTGAGTGAATTGGCGACAGCAATTGAGCCTATATTCACGCCATTAATGGATGCACTTAAAGTCTTATTCGAGTCTTTAGCAGTGATTATTCGTTCACTAGCGGACGCTATCATCGCAATTGTCCAATCAATCGCTCAAGTAGTGGAAGCTTTGGCTCCGGTATTTATTGCCTTATTCCAAACAATCCAAGTTGTTGCGAACGATATTGTTGTCATATTCCAAACTATTGGACAGACAATTACAAATGTTGCTAATGCTATTGTTGCAGTTGTTCAAACTATTGGACAAACAATCCAATCTGTATTCCAATCTATTGCATCTATTGTTAACTCAGTAATGCAAGGAATTGTCGGAGCAATCAACGCTTTCGCTAATGTTATTCGATCTGTTGGACAAGCACTGTATATGGTATTTGTCGGAATTGGTCAAGGTATTCAAGCTGCATTACAAGGTGTAGCGTCGGTAGTTGAATCTATTGGTGGAGCTATTAAAGCAGCATTCGAAGGAATCGGATCTGCCGCTCAAGGAGTAGGTCAGGGTATTCAATCCGCACTTCAAGGCGTGGCATCAATTGTTGAATCGGTTGGTTCAGCAGTTAAATCTGCTCTTGAAGGTATTGGTAAAGCATTCGAAGGTGCTGGTAAATTTGCCGAAGGATTCGGTAAAGGTATCGAATCCGTAATGAATGGCGTTTCCAAAATCGTTGATTCAGTAGGTAATGCTATTAAAGGTATTATCGAAGCAATCGGACATGCCTTTAAAGACGTTGGTAAAGGTATCGAGTTGATGGGTAAAGGTATGAAACCTATTGCTGATCATGGTCTCGCTGCCGCTGGAGGAATCACTGCCGTATCTGGTGCTGTCGCTCTCTTGGGTGGCGCATCATATACCGGTAACTTAAATGGATTCCGTGCCGACTTAGATAAACTCGACACTGTTATGTACAAGTTGAGTACACGCAAAGGTTCCGGCGGCGCAATTAAAGATATTGGTTCCGCGCTTAAGACAGTATCGTCTTCTGCCCCTAGTGCTGCTTCTGATCTTGAGAAATTCGCATCATCATCTGAGAAGATTAAGTCGTCCTCTTCAGGAATGGCTAGCAATATTAAGAATGTGGCAAATGCCCTTTCTAGTATTAGTCAATCCACAATGGGCGCCGCTCCTGGAATTACCGTCCTTGCTGCGGGTCTTGAGAAAGTGGCAAACACATTATCTCAATTCATATCTCGTATTACGGCTGTCGGTGCATCAATGTCATCTCTAGGCATGATGTTTACAACAACTGGTTCTGCTGTAGCAAACCTTAGTACAGCATTCTCATCTATTTCTAACGGCACAACAGCATTCGGTAATGCTATGAACCAAGCAAGAACTGCTCTTGCGCAATTTGGAGCTAGTGCTGCTGGATCTACTGCATCATTTGCGGTCCTTGGTACTGCTATGACAATGGCTATGACGTTGGTTGTTAATGCAGTTAATAATGGTATGAACCAAGCTCGTGCAGCATTACAACAAGGCTTTGCTTTGATGGGAGCCGCTGCCGCAACATCTATGACTACTGTTGTTATGGCTGTTAACATGGGAATGATGAGTGTTGTGAACGCCATCCGTACTAATATGGCATCCGTATCTACTGTCATATCTACTGGTATGTCTCAAGCAGCCGCTGGTATGGCTAGAGGATTTGCTATGATGGGCACTAGTGCTGCTACATCTATGGCATTAGTTCGTACAACAGTAATGACTGGTATGATGGGCGTTGTCCAATCTATCCAGAACTCGATGAACCAAGCAGCGACAGCTATGGCCGCGTCTATGTCTAGAATTGCTCAAGCTATTTCTTCATCTATGTCTCAAATCAATGCTCAAATGAACATGTCTCTAAACATGATGAGAGCATCGATGCAAATGGCATTTATGACGATGCAGATGACAATCATGACAGCTATGATGCAAATGGCCAACCAAATCCGTAGCTCTAGTGCAATGATGCACGCAACCATGCTCCAACTTGGAACTCAAATGGTTTCTGCTATGCGTATGGCTATGGCATTGCTTAATGTGACAATCCTAACCGGTATGATGCAGGCCGCAAATGGAGTTAGATCCGCTGCTGGTGTAGCGCATGCTGGTGGTGTGTATGTCGGTTCAATGATTTCTCAAGGGGTTGCCGCTGGTATTAGAGCTCACTTGGGTTCTGTTATCGCTGCTACTAATGAGATTGTTGCACAAGCCGAACGTGCTGCTCGAGCTAAAGCGAAGATTAAATCGCCATCACGGTTATTTGCTGCTAATGTCGGTAAATATATTCCTCAAGGGGTTGCTATGGGTATCGCTAAAGAGATGCCTAGATCAATCGCCAAGATGTCTAAGACATTCGGTGATGCATTTAGTGAAGTCGGTGGCAATGCTATCGACCATGCAAACTCAATGGCAACTGCCGTTAGTGATGCTGTGAACAGTGTTGGACAATTGCTGGACGATTCACTTGCCGACATGGACTACAAGCCAACCATCACTCCTGTAGTCGATACTACCAATCTTGACAAACTTCAAAATGGCAACATTCTACGGGGTATTGGAGTTGATGCGACTAATGTTCCACGACCAGCATATTCTGGTGCGCCAAGTTCATTGCAATCAACAAACACAAATGTCTACGATAACTCTAATAAAGAATACTCTATTACTGTTAAAGTGGATAATGGTGGTAAACCAGTTGACGGCAAACAACTTGCTAGAGAAATTCAACAACATATTAAGGACTTTGACGATCAATCTCGTCGAGGGAAAGGTGAAGAAGTATTATGGTGATGCCTTTAAAGCCTGGATATTTTATGATCAACGGATACAAGTCCGAAGATTATAATGTGTTTATCCAAGATCGCCCCGATATAGAAACACCTAAACGAAGAGTGACTTTCGAGTCACCAAATGGCTACGAAGGAGAGTTGGCTTATGACGATGAAGGTTATGAGCCAACCGAATTCGAGCTTAGTTGTTTCTACGACGGACGAAGTCACAATGACTCAGATCGTGATATTTCATTAGCCCGTAATAAAATTAATTTTCTATTTAATAACGGGGTTGGGAATTGGATTGATCTAATTCCATATTTCGATCAAAGTCATATTTACAAAGTTATCATGACAGAAATCACATACGAGAACAAATACTTCTATCAAGGTTGTATTTCGTTCAAAGTGAAACTTAAATGTCAGCCGTTTAAATATAATGTTGATAACCAACCACGAGTTGTTACTTCTGGTGAGGTTATTGACAATCCTAATTTATATTTCTCCAGACCAACAGTACAATTTTCTGGAGTTACGGGTAACTTGAAAATTTCTATTGGATCCACTGCTATGACAATCAAGGATATGCAAAACGAGACAATCATCATTGATAGCACTCGATACATTGTATATTCTAAGTCAGGATCCACGATCACAAACAAAAACAACAATACTGTCGGGAAAGAGTTCTTCAAACTATATCCTGGGAATGATCTTCGGACAAACCGGGTATATTTTACAGCCACTAAGGGTACTGCTCCGGCTACGATAACTCTAACCCCTAATTGGAGGGTATTAGTTTGAGACCAATTTTATATGAACAGAACGAACGGGTCTTTGATACTAATGGTATGGGGATCTTATACGACGCCATATCTGCAGAAGTCACTGAAGTTCGTAATGCAGAATTTGAGCTTGAACTAAAATATCCTGTCGGTGGAGAGTGGGCCCAAGCGCTCACTCAAAACCGTTATGTTTTGGTTAAGCCAAATGACTATGATGAGCCTCACGCATTTCGTATTTACGAGATTGAGAAAGAGGCCGATTCAAACCAAATTACGGTTAAGGGTGTTACTAAGACTGATGAATTGTCTGGTAATGTCATCAAACCACTCTCAATTAAATCTGCAACACCGTCTGGAGCTTGGGAACAACTCAAACGTGTAGCTGTGGATCCAATTGAGTACAACTTTATCTCCGATATTCAGACGTCTAAAGACACAAACATGGATATTCGGAATGTTCTTAATGCAATCGCAGGAGAAGAAGGATCATTTATTGATACTTGGGGTGGAGAAATTAAACGTACTAACAATACGATTTATTTATACTCCAAACGTGGTAAAGATCACGTCACAACCATTCGTCCTCGCAAGAATCTTAAGAACGTTAAAGTTAAATCTAGCATGGCTGGTAAATTCACTCGTATTTTACCATATGTAACATTCACTCCTGAGGGTGAGAACGAAGCAGAACAAGTTATTTATGGAGATATTATCAAATCTCCTCACTACGATGACTATTTTGTTAAAAGAATTGTGCCTTTGGATTTGAGTTCTGAATTCAACGACTCTTCAACCCATAAAGAAGGTGAAGAAACTAAGAAGAAGGCTCCTACTCCAGCGCAAGTTACTGCCAAAGCTCAATCATATTTCACATCTAAAAACAAAGATGCTGATAAACCTGATTTGAGCGTTGAAGTTGAGATGATTCCGCTACAAGATTCTACTGAGTGGGATCGACGTATCATTCAAGCTCTCGAGAAGATCCAACTTTGTGATACAGTGGATGTTTATGTGCCTAAGATTGACTGCGACGTAACTGTCAAAGTCCGTAAGATTGTGTATGATGTTCTTCGGGAACGAATCATCAAAATCGAGGCAAGTTCCAGTGGTACTGGTCGAGCTAGTTTAGCAGATCAACAGAAAGCCCAATGGCAAGACTTGACAAACAAGATCGTCAATAATGCTCTCTACGGAGAGAAGGACGGTTTGATCCATACGATCCTTACATCAGCCAACAACAAAAACAAAAACTTCTATGGACCTGAGGAACCTCCTCGTGAGAAGGTGTCCAAAGATGACTTATGGTTTAAACCAGTTGGTGGTGAGGGTGAAGTTGAGATGTGGCGCTTCGACGGTGAGAACTGGGTTCTTGTCATCGACGCTAATTTCGGACAGAAGGTTACTGACAAAGTAAACGACGCTATTGAGTCCGCTAAGCGAGATATCAATGCCGACGTCCAATCACATATTAACTCCGCTATTGCCGATGCAGAGAAACGTTGGCGACCGGATTTAACTCCATTGCAAAACGAGTTAGATGAGAAGCTTAAGAAGATTGATGGCGATATTAACGTAAAAGTTAGTGACATCAAAGACGCTCTTGCTTCTGAATTGGAACGTATCAAACCAGGTAATCCCAACTTACTTGATGGTACGTTGGAGATGAATGGTGGGGACGGTACCGATTGGAATGTTGTCCAAGGTGGAGGAGGTATGCAAAATGGCCAAATATTGGGTGCTCGGAATTTATTAATTGACGAAATCGCAGGACAACCATATAATAACCATTTCCACATGCCTTTTCAAGCCAAAAACTACTCTGTACCATACACTTGGTCATTCTTTGTTAAAAATACAAGTGTGACTAAAGGTAAGATCGAGTTAACTCCTTATAACGCAGATATTAAAGTAAGTATCGATGGTGTGGATTTAGTACCTACTAATGGTAAAGCTATTTTCGAAGTTCCACCTGGAACAGAGAAATACGTCACTGTGACATATCCTAGTCTCGGTAATAATCAAATTTCACTAAGTATTAAAGAGATTGGACTGATTGATGGTACAAATCTATACACATACAAGTGGAAAGTCGAAGAGGGTACTAAAGCAACCGGATGGGTACCTAGTGCTGCTGACGGTGAGCAGAAGTGGAAGAACTACAAATCTACGGTTGACGGTGATTTGGCGTCAATGAAGCGTCGGATTACTGATACTGATGGTCGAGTTACCACAAATGCTGCTGAGATCCAACATCTTAATACTGGATTGGCTGCTAAAGCCGATCAAGAAACAGTAAATCATCTTGACGGTGCGATTGAGTCAGCTAAAGCAGAACTTAATCTAGTTCCAAATAAGATTTCAACTGCTATAAGCCAATACAAGTCCACTGTCGATGGACAGATCAGCAAGGTTTCAACCTCGATTGACCAGAAGGCTAACGAGATCAAAATCGCTGCACAAAACCTGGAGAAGAAGGTTGATGGGAACGCAGCAAGTACTTCTGCGGAACTGAGGGTTATCAAAGACTCAATTTCTGCCAAGGTATCTCGTACTGATTTGGATACTGTGAGTGGAAAGGTTACTGCTGTTGAGACAAACCTATCCGCGAGAATTGACGGTATTCAAACTTCTGTCGATAAGGCGACAAGAGATGTTGATGGTAAGATCACATCTGCTGTATCGTCAGCCATAACTCAATCCGAGAAAGAAATTGGACTTCGTATCACTGCTACTGAAGCCAAATTAATGTTGGACGAGATTCCTAAACGAGCTAGAGAAGCCGAGATTTATACCGATACCAAATTCAATCTTGTTGACGGTAAGATCCAAACCCAACTTAACAATCGTCTAGTAGACTACGCTCGAACTACTGACGTTGCCACTCGTGTAACTCAGGAAGCTGGTAAAATCAAGACCGAATTAACTTCGGTTATTGACCAAAAGATTCCTAAGAAATACGGCAGTCGTAACCTATTAACTGGTACTACTAATGCGATCCATTACGAGA